GCAACTTTACGAAAAATGTCCTCGATTGCCATAATTGCTTCAACTGTGTCCATATTCGCATGGCTTTTTCTTTTCCATTTAGACAAAATTATTCTGCTATTAAGCGAATCGATCGCATAAAAAACGTTTGTTACGCTCTTTCCTTCGTCCAAATAGTCATTAACTGCTTTCATGTTCCCTTCCTTCGCGATTCCCCGCCGTTTTGTGCTTGCCGGATTATAATTCTTCAAAGTCTTTGAGCATTTTCTTAAGAGAGCTGTTGAACTTCATATTTTCTTTCATCATCATCCTCATTTTAATACTTAGGGTATAACCATTGATAAGATAATAGAATATCTCATTACCACTAAGCTCATTTGAGTTTATCAGGTCCAAAAGTGCTTCAAAAGAGTCCCATGGCTCATCATGGCCTTTACCACTTTCTTCCATGGTCTTTTCAGCCAAGTCTGTGAGATACTTAGCTCGCTCTTCAGATATGTTTAACATGTCCAAGAGCTCATGACCTTCTTCATCGTATTCCAAAGTCATTATAAATGTTTCTTTCTTTATCATTTGTCATTTGTCTCCTCTCTCATGCTTACACTCTTGAACATCATTTCTTACTACACTAAGAACACACATAAGCTCATTCGGTGTTAACTGAACGTATCCTGTGGTGCCTTCTTCCATTTCAGCAGTGAGCTGGTAGCATACACCAACGTTCTTGCCACCATAGTAACGGGTAATGGTTAATGGTACATTTCGTGAACCAGTACCTTCCATTATCATTATTTGTTGACTCATTTTACTCTCCTTTCATACACAATCTCTGCATTCTTTCCGGAGTGAAGTCTCCATGTTTCCCCATCGAAGCTCGGCACGAACCCTGAATTCCATAGCTTTACTGCCGAAGAAAAATCATGCTCATACTTAATCTTGAAAAAACTGCTGGAATATGCCCAGACCGAAGCCCAGACTGTAGCTATGAACGATTTCCAGACCGAATCCCTGACCGAACCCCAGACCGAATCCCGGACTGAATCCCAGACTGGAAGCCCAACAGAATCCCAGACCGAATCCCATACCGAAGCCTCGACCGAATTCCATACCTTTATCCATTGGTCAAGGAGTGCAATCTCTTGCTCACTTACATTCTTTGCTTTTCCTGTGAGGGGATTCCGTATTTTCTTGATTACAAGCGGTTCCACTACGCTCTTAAAATTCAGGTGTCGTACCCAATTCTCTGCCGCTTCGTGGTCATGTCTCTCGATACCTTGGTCAACGGTGAACTCCTTTGTAAACGGATTGTATTCATACTTTGACCATCGGTCTTGCATCTTTGGTGGGACCTTAAAATGAGTTAAAATTGTAGTGTGTGAATCCCAATTTGCACGCAGCCTCGTTTTTCTTAAATTCCAGTCTGCATACAAATAGTTCCCATAACCGTCCCCTACAAAACTGAAAAACTTGCACATTACATACTCCTTAGGAAGTTCTCTTCTATTTCATTGGTGAGTCTTTTCATTAGCATAGCTGTAAAAGACTGGACTATCTCAGCTTCTTCAACCGTAGTCAAAGCATAATCGCCCTCCTTTGTTTCGGACTTGTGACCGAAGCTGTGGTTTACCAAGCAGAGCTGAAGCCCTGCTTGTCACTCGCCTATGAGTAGTCGGTTTCCTTAATTGTTACCGTTAGGCCACAATTAACCTGGAGCATGATTGTATCAATAGCCAACTCAATCCATTCCTTAAACTTCATAGCTTCACACAGAAGTGGGAGGAGTAGACAATTCCTCCGCTGTTCCATCATCCTCATCATCTTCTATTTCGATAGACTCAACGTTTAAAGTATACTCATCTTCGCTTATGCTATCGTTATTATAATTGTCTATGACTTTCTGCTCAGCTTCTTGACTAGAGCTCGCGTCTATGTAGTACGACCTTTTTTCAGTTGTTATTACTTCGTATTTAGCCATGACTTACCTCCTCCGCTTTTCCAACGTCATCTCCTTCATCACTAAAGATGAATACCTCAGTGTCACCTCGCTCAAGTGTATTGAGATTGTTATCAGAGTAATGCCAAGCGACGATGCGTCGAGCTTCCTCTTCATTTTGTGCTTCAACAAAGTATTCATCTGTTACCTGCACCATTACTTTGTACTTAGTCATGACTTACCTCCTGCTATTTTCTCAAGCTGACCAGCGTACTTGGTCATCTTCCGTCGAGCGATAGCTGACTGCTTTTCACTAAGCCAGTCACGTGCTTGAATCTGCCGAGCGAGTGAACTCAGGAACGGAGCATCAACGCCATTGAATCCAATGCCATTGTCTTCGATGGTCGTATTTCTTGCTTGTTCTGCTTCTGTCTGTCTGCTGTAGATAGCAAGTATTCCACGCCTGAGCCACCGGTCATCTTCCAAAATCTTCTTTTTAATGAAGTCTTTAGTGTATGTCATTTTACTATCTTTGCCGGATACGCTCCGGCGGGCGGGTTATTTGTTCGTGTCAATACCGCCAGGGAATAACATCTTCAAGAGATTGCAAGTAGGCCACTTCTTGTTTCTCCTCGTCGGTTGCGATTTCATTGAAAACGCATTGATTGATGAAGTCCTTGTCGATTCGGAACTTTCCGTTACAGTTTTGTGTTGCCATCGCCCATAACCATCCGGCTTCATCCCGAATGCTTTCAATAGGAATCCCGTTTTCTATTTCGCAACCAGTTTCTGGATCGATAAATCGCTCTTTGGTCGATCCGAACTGTCTCAACCAAAAAGTTTTAACTAACCAAGTAGTTCGTTGAATGCCCGAAATATTCTTTCCATAGTACTTCATATATTTCTCCAGTGTATGTCATTTCACTATCTTTCCATGACGCACAGCGCCACCGATATTCTTATGATGTTCCTTGAGTATTGAACTCCATGCTTTAGCACCCTCTTCGTCACTGCGAGGTCTACCGTCAGTATTCCACTGACGTACAACTGCTTTAGCAAGGTCACAAAAGCCGTTCTTGTAGACCCTGAGCTCACGTTTCTTGTAACTCATGTTTCCTCCTTACCTCACAAACTGGGCATATTGTTGGTCCAATGTGTTTCAAAGCAATCTCAATCTTTTTTGGATCGAGATTGCCTCTTGCCTTGTACGTGGCTGTATGGCCACAAGAATGCTTTACTGTTATAGTCGTGTCGGTGCTGTAAGCCATGCATTTGTTCCTTTTGCTGAGTTCATCCAAGGGTCAAAGGCTCGTTCGAGGGACCTCTTGACTTTCTCAGCTTCGTATTTCGAGTCACGCCTTGCTATTAAAAGCAAGCCCTTCATAACCAGATATTCCGTTTTTCGGGTGGCTCTATTCCACCGTGAGACTATCACCATTTTCATGTCGTCTCCTTTATTTGAGTGTCACCTCGCTCAACTGTGTTGAGATTGTTATCAGAGTAATGCCAAGCGACGATGCGTCGAGCATGCTCTTCATTCTGTCATCCATATTATATCCTCACTGTTTTAGTGTCTGTATATACATACCCATAGCCATTAGGCTTGAGTTCAATTTCACAAGCATGTTTGCCGCGTTGCAGGTAGAAATGCTCGTTGTTATTGCTATCCATCTCATAACCCATCATTACCCATCCTGCGCGAAGTCTTCTGTCTAATTCTGCCATTGTACACCCCTTGTTATATAACGAGAAAAGCCTCGAGCTTTCGCCCGAGGTTTTTTCCCTTATTTCTCTTCGACAGCTTCGAAGCCCATCATTTCATTATCATTATCTGCTGACTCATGTTCTCCTCCTTTCATATACAATTTCTGCAGTCTTCCCAGAATGAAGTCTCCATGTTTCCCCATCGAAGCTCGACACGAACCCTGAGTTCCATAGATTTACTGCTGAAGAAAAATCATGCTCATACTGTATTTTGAAAAAACTACTTATATATGCCCAGACCGAAGCCCAGACTGAATCCCAGACTGAATCCCAGACTGAATCCCAGACTGAATCCCAGACTGAATCCCAGACTGAATGCCCGACCGAATCCCAGATCAAAGCCCCGACCGAATCCCCGACCGAAGACCAGACCGAATTCCCGGTCGAATCCCCGACCGAATCCCTGACCGAATACCATACCTTTATCCATTCCTCAAGTAGGGCAATCTCTTTTTCACTTACATTCTTTGCTTTTCCTGTAAGTGGATTCCGTATTTTCTTGATTACGAGAGGTTCCACTACATTCTTGAAGTTCAGGTGTCGTACCCAATTCTCTGCCGCTTCGTGGTCATGTCCATCTACACCTTGGTCAACGGCGAATTCCTTTGTAATCGGATTGTATTCATACTTTGACCATCTGTCCTGTAGACGGGGAGGAACTTTGTTCCTTGTAAGGATTGTTGTATGTGAATCATGGTCTTCTGTCGTGTTCTCTTTCCGTGTATTCCAGTCCGAGTACAAGAAGTTCCCGTACCCATCCCCTACAAAACTGAAAAACTTGCACATTGCATACTCCTTTTGTTATATAACGAGAAAAGCCTCGGGCTTTCGCCCGAGGCTTTTCTCTTATTTCTCTTCGACGGCTTCGAAGCCGAGGTATTTGACGGTAGCAGATGCCCTGTCATTTTCGAGTTGGTAACCTTTTTTCTTGAGGTACCAGACAATTGAAGCAATTGAGTTGGCATCGTACTTATAGTCGGCGTCGCCGGTCCGCTTCACGAACTCGCCCAGAGTTTCGTTCTCGTTCATTCGTTCGCCTTGAGGTCCACGAACTCCAATGAACAGATAGGAAACAGTCTGACCGATTTTCGGCTCTTCGGTCCCGAACATCTGGACCAGGTAACCTTCGCGACTTCCCATACGCGGGCCTTTCTCAAATCCTGAACCCTGTTTGATTTTCGTCAAGAGGTCCATGACTTTCGGGCCGGCCTTAAGAGCGACAAGTTCCTTTTCGAGTTTTTTGAAGTTCTCGATTGTTTCCTCGCGGCGCTTGTCGTACATGGCCTTGCGCTTGGCACGATTTTCTGCCTTCTCTTCCGCTGTCCATTCAGAATACTTCTTTCCCTTTGCCATAGTTGTCTCCAGCCGAGCATTGACACTGTTCGAGTGCAGGCCTACGGCCCATGTCGAACTTGGTATGACTTCGACTTATATATTCACGGACATAGTCTATTGGTCCGTTGAATAACTATTTTGCTGACACGGAATGTCGTGCATATGTCAAAGAACCCTTCGGGGAGAGGATTATCTCCCACTCACCTTTGCTTGCTCGCCTCCTTTCCTTCAATCTAAGTACATTATACTTGATATGTAGAGTATACTGGGCGAAAGAATACAAAAGGAGACACGGAAAAATTTTTCCACGTGACTAGTCTCACAACCCAAAGCAGTTGCTTACAGCTCAAAGCGGCGCGTCTCTCTTGTCACGTACACTTCACAGCGCACACTTCAGCGCTTCACTCTAGTCACGTACACTTCACCGCGTCTCTCTAGTCACGTACACTTCACCGCGTCTCTCTAGTCACGTACACTTCATCGTGTATCATGGAGCAGTGGTCCTGCCTTCGGCCTTGCGGCCTCAGGCTCTTACAACGAGTGTAACTTTACGTGTCGCGTGTTTATAGGTTATCGACTTAATCGCCGTAAAACATCGATTTCCTTGTGAATATACTAAGTAAAAAAATACCATAAAAATTAACCTAAGTAAACAATCCTCTGGCATGTCGTAATACCATAGGGTTACCTAAAGGAAAAGGAAATAAGGAATAAAATTCACTTAGTACATTCACAAGGAAAATATGCCGACCGGTGTTTACAGCTGTTGCTATATGATGGCCGTGGCAAAGTTTACTGTAATTAGTACATTCATAAATTAGACGTTGTAAAGTATAATGGTACTATGACAGAGAAGAATATCAGAGCAAACATGACGCAAGAAGAGATTCAGCGAAGGAACGCTGAATGTATGTCCACGCAGCGTATAGCAAACCTGTTTGGATATACGGATAAATACATTCGTAACGTCATATACGCAAACAATATCCAGAACTGGACAGTTGCACCTACGAACCATAGGAACGGCAAGCCACGGCTTCTTTATCATCCTGATGACATACGTAAATATCTTAAACCTCGATTCGATCTCAAGGTTTTCAATCTCTTACACAACAAGAATCTACTGAGAGAAATACTCAGAGAAAATAAAATACTGTTAGACACAGTACGAGAAATAGTAGCGGAGTTGTCATGATACAGATCAAATGCAGCGATACCGGTAATACCGCGTCGCTTACTGAACTGATCGCTTTCCAGGGAGAAAGCAAGAAGCGATCTGAACAAGATGTACGTGATCTTGGTCAGAGTCTTTTGGAAGATGGTCTACTACAACCTTTTAGTGTCTGGCGCAATAGTGAAGGCGTGTTAAAGGTCTTAGATGGTCACGGCCGTAAAGCAGCTTTAGAGCATCTCGCTCTTGAAAACCCGGATATCCTCGATCAGTTATTCCCAGTGATTTTGATCGAAGCTGACACTGAAGAAGACGCGATTAAAGCTTGTCTTCAGATGATGTCTACTTGTGGCAAGATTAACAAAGCAGGTGTAGTGAAGTTTGCAGCGCCTGTTATTGGCTATAAGGCCCCTATTGTCATGAAGTCTACAGCGAAAGCAGTAAAGGTAAAAACCAAGACTGAGAGTAAACCTAATAAAGTAATCATAGGTGTTGAGGTTGACAAAGACAAAGTTAGTCAACTAATCGCTATACTGAAAGATGTGGAAGGCGTTAATGTCATTGTATGAAGACGATGAAGACATTATTGAGGACTCAACATCAGGCCAGTCTTTAACTGCAACCGTTAAAGCTTTCCTTGAGGGAGACGTAGATGGCTATTATCAAGAGCTGATGATAACTCCTGATACAGACTCCATCTACGCGAAGTCTCAAGCAGCAGGTCTCACATTACAACAGTACGTGCAGAAAGACCCTGATAAAGCTATACGTGAAGCTGAAGGATCTCTACAACAGTGGCTTGAAATACAAGCCGCAGGTTCTCTTGAAGGTGTAATAACCACGACTGAAGGCAAAAGAGTTCTCAGTCGTAACATGGCAAAGCTTCTCGATAACCGCGTAGCTTACGCGCAGAGAATGTTAGACCAGGTTAATGAGTTTGCATACACGGCATTTAAGGATGGTGAAAAGAGAAAAGACCATCTTATACGTACAGCATACACGAGAGCTACAGTCAAAGGTGACACTCGTATGCTCATCTATCTAATGGACCGTGTTGATGGTCGGCCTGGTGAGTCTAAAACAGTCGACCTTGATTATGACAATGCCTATAACGTGTACCAGATTATACACACACTGTTTGATAAACAGCTTGAAGTATTGAACTCTGGCTCTGGTACGAAGCTCATTTGTTGTTCTCGACGAGCAGGTAAAAGTCATTTGTTGACAGCAGCTTGTTTCATAGAGGCTCTTAGGCAGTCAAATACGACTGTACTATACATTGGCCAGACGATGGAAAACACTGAGTACATCTTCGAAAGCGCAGCCAATAAAATTATTGATAAGTGTAAGCTGAGAGACAAAAGAGGCAAGCGCCTCAATTGGCGACGTCTTGATAACGGCAGTCGTATACACATCTGTGGTCTAAGTAACACTCAAGACCCAGACAAGATTCTTGGTTTTGGAGCCAAGATCATCGTTGTTGACGAATTCTTCGCGCTGAAGGACAACCTCCTTGATTACCTTATAAAGGAAGTCCTTCGTCCAATGCAAATGGACTACGCGACTGAATATAAGTTTATCTGTGCAGGTACTCCCCCACGTATAAAAGGTACGTACGGTGAATATGCATGGAAGAATTGGAACGTGCCTCACTACTTCTGGACTTATAAGGATAATCCATTCCCTGTTGACCCTGAAGCAAAAGAAGCTTATGTATTGAATGAACTCGCTGAAATGGGCTTGGACATGAACTCTGTGTATGCACGCCGAGAGTATGGTGGTGAATGGATATACGACGAAGACCTTCTGCTGTATCCTGAGTTCCATACATACGATCCAAGAGAAGTTTATCCTAACTATAATATCGATATGGTTCTGTTTGGTATTGACTACGGTGTATCTGACTCTGATGCACTAGTAGGCATCGCTTGGGATACAGCTGGACGTCGTGGCTATGTATTCCATGAAGATAAGTTCAGTCGTCTTGACATCAAAGACAGGACCATCTCTCAGCTGCAGCATCTTGAAGGTCAGGTTAAGTATGCGTGGGGTAGAGCCTTGGAGTTCTTTCCAACGCTTAGTCCCAAAGAAGCTAACAAAAGAATCTTGTGGGACGCCGATGACAGCGACCAGAAAATATCTGACCATTTCAATATGAACATACGTCTTGATGACTATCCTGATCTACGTCTGAATATACAGAATGCGCATAAGACAGGCAAGACGATAATGTTTGATAAGATTCGTGACCTTCTCAGGACAGCTGGACTCCTTCTTATAAAGGATGGGAAAACAGCTAATGAGTGTGAAAAAACAGTCCTTAGAAGAGGCCCGAATGGTCAGATATATCCGGAGGTAGACATGAAAGTGTACCACCCAGATATTCTTCCCGCATTGCGTTACGCTCTGTGGAACGTAATTGGTGAAGAAAGCGCACCGAAACAAGGAATGTAAGTATGAGAAAGAAGAAAATTAAACAGCCGTCTTTTATTCGACAGGCTTGGGATATCTACGTTGAACGACATAAGACTCGTAAAGCGCTGAGACTCTTAAGCAAGCAAGAATGGTCTGTTGAGTTTCTCACTGCGATGTTGCTTAAGGCAGCGAATTTAGCTCATCAGCCTTTAGAGATGACTATCACGAATAATAACACATCTATAAGGATAAGTACTGTTGACAATATAGACTCGCCGTATCGTGACGATAGTATTTTCAACCATCTTGATGACAATCTTAGAGTAGAGCAGTTCATAGCGAGTGTGAATAAATGACAAATAAACAAGCTCTAAAAATCTATGACGATTATCTTCCTCAAATACTTCATGTTATTCATCAGTACTATAAAGACTTGCCAGTAGACGAGGGTGAAGACGCTAACTTTTTTGGTGAGTATGCAACAAAGCAAAAGCTAAGAGAGATAAGAAACGATCCTCTTCAAGAGAAACACGCGAAGTCTATGACGTCTCAGAACATTGATGCTTTAAGTGAAGAAGAGTTTATACAGACTGAAATTATTGAAGCGATAGCTTCGAAGATCGTTGATCGTTCTAATGGAGAGCTTAGTGAAGAAGAAGCTATAGAGCTTCTTAAACAGGCTCTTAATGAACGAGCACTGGAGGAGTATCTCGATGAGCTACCTGAATACTTGTACCGTGGCACCAACGAGGAGGTAGACTTTGAGAAAGAAGGATTTGAAGGAGTCGAAGAAGAGTACCCTGAAAGAGATGATGCGTCACCTACAGGCAAAGTGGTCTTTGTGTCTTCAGAACCCTCTGTGGCGTCGTCCTATGCTCGGAAAGATAAATTTGATCGTGCAGGTTATTTGCCTATTAGTCATGGTGATTTTGTTTATCGTATTAGGACACAGGGTCTAGATCCCTCTCTATTTAAGAAAGATGTCGGAGCTACTCATGATGAAATAATGTATGGGCCACAGTATCGCTATAATGGTCCTATACCTCAAGAGCAGATCACTATTATAGATTCTAGTGGTACAGAGAGAGTGGTGCCTCGCATAGAGAAAATATCTTACTTAAGTGACGCCTTATGTAAGGACATAATTTTTCCACCTCATATCATTGATGCGATAAATAAGAGGTTCTAAGATGATAACAGCAGCTAATTACCAGAAAGACAAAATCTCTAAGCTATATGTGCCTGGTCGTTATCCTGGAAAAAATAATGACGAATGGGTTTTGCCTGAAGAGATACGCACAGACTATGCGAAGCTTAATTCTATTATAGAAACAAAGTATACCAGAGAGTACCTGAAGATTTGCGCGTTCTATAATAAAATACTTCCTACGCTACGTTCTGGTGGCTACGTTACTTCTTCTTATAACACGCCTTCATTCACGACGATGGACCAGGAAAGAACTGACACTGGAACAGGCATGTCAAGTAATTACTTGAAGCAGATAGTTGACCAGGTTGTAAGTCGAATAGGTACTGTTACTTTCGAGCCTACTCTCATAGCTGATGTGCCTACACTAGAATACATCGTGTATAAAGACGAAGTTGAACGCCTCATGCGTAAAGCTATACGCAATGAAAAAATAAACCGTATGTGTATGGAAGTATTCCATGACGCGTCTATTGTATGCTTCAGTCATGTGTTTATCGACCCGATTACACATAAGCCTGTAAAAGCGAATGACTACGAAGTCGGCATGTTTGAATCTCAGTTCACTTCTGACGACGTTAAGCAGATGTTATATCGTAACTATAAGTTCCCAACTGCGTCTTTAACGCCGTATTTAGCTAGAGAAGACGACGCGCTTAAACAAACTCTCTTAGATGAGATAGACAACAAAGATAGTGTAGACTTCAAGATGTACTTTGACTGTCCTGAGAAAAGAGTGATCATCACGATTAACGGTAAGACATTGAAAGAGGTTAACTATCCATTTGATACTGTACAAATGGTCACTTTTGGCTGGGACATCGGCTTTAGCAAGGTTACCGCGTCCTCTCTGTTTGACTTACTTTATCCTACACAGAGAGAGCTTAATAAGGTTAACGCAAAAATACAGCAGCTTATACGTATGTATAAAGGCGCTGTACCTGTATTTAATAATGACGTAGACCTCGCTATGAAATCTATCTCAAATGGTTCTGGTGAAGCTCTGTACGTTGACTCTTCAAGACCAATAGACTCTTTGATGACTGTTATAAACCCAACGCCAATTGACGCACAGCTATCTGCTACAAAAACAGAACTAAAGACCGAGATGTATGAGCTCGCTGGTTTGCAGCAAGTCTCATTCAACATGGAGAACATGAGAAGCGCAGCAGCTGTCATTGCTATAGACCAGACTAGAGACACCGTGTTCCAAGCTCAGTTGGATGGTATCAGTCGTTTTGTGTCTCAGCTTTTTAGAACCATAGTGAACTATAACGCAGAAGTGTTTAAGGATGAAGATTCTTCAATGAGTTGGGCTGACGTTAAGAAGCTAATAGACGAAGCAGAGGTAGACCTTAAGCCTGTTACGATAACGTCGCCTCTTGGTAATAAGAATGAAGCATTGAAAGAAGAACCTGATTATAAGCAGATGAGTGTTGCTCGTACGATTACACGTGTAATTAAAAATGAAGTGTCTTGGGATACTGTATCTTTTGCTGTAGACAAAATGTCTCTTAAGATGATGGCTGCGGTTACGATAGTTAAGTTTGAAGCTCTAGGCATTGAAGTACCTGACTCTTTACAGAGATTTATAATCAGTGCCTTTATTGAAGATATACAACTAGGCTTAGTAAGCTTAGTAGGAGATGATAGTGAACGAATCTCAGAGCTTTAACATACCTTTAGACTCTCCTCTTGACATCAATAAGTCAGACATGCTTGTTAATGTTAAGCAGCCGAAGTTCTCTTTCAATAGACAGAAGCTTCTTGGTGGAGTACTGCAGTCGTCTGTTCGTTATGAAGATGATGGTTATTTCGCTGGATGGTGGCGGCATAACTTTGACTTAATTTCTATAGGCGATAACTCTATTCGACCGAACTTGTATGGCTTAGACGACGTAGAAGATTTGCCACAGATAATTGAACTTGAAGCTCGTAATCTTGTTATACACAACAGAGAGACTTCTCGTGGTGTTCCTTTTTATGTACTACAAGAAAGACAGACAGGCCTCAAGTTTTCATTCGCTCCTGAAGACTGGGCGTACTGGTCTACTGGGTTTCCTGCAACAGGCCTTGGCTTTCAAAGGCTCAACGATACTGATATACGTATAGTAGGTCGTACTCAGAAAAATGTACCTTTTTCACTAGACGTAGATATATACACTGGTGAAGTAAAGTCAACATTGCCTGTCGCTCCTACTGATGAAAGTCTTTTACCGACTGTTCTTTTTGAAGACGACTCTCTTCATGTCATTGTAAGTAGAATACTCAAACCTAAAAATGACTGGTTCATATACAGAGCTAACTCGCCTTTAATTATCAATGGGAACACTCTCAGCTATGAAAGAAGAGAAGACGTATCTATATGGGGAAAAGGCTTAAGCAGTTCTGGTGAATTCATGCTCACAGACGATGGTGTATTAACATCTATAGGTGAAGAATTTTCAATTAAAAAAGACTACGAAGTAGTAAACGCAGGCACCTTAAAAGAGCATATTCTTGCTACAGGTATGAATAATACTGAAGCTGATCTTGTTGCGACTGTTGAATACGATGAAGTTTGGACATCTCTTAAATACT